AGAAGTTTTACCGGAAGAATTAGGGGGAGATGATGAAGTGTTGCGGATCAATTTAGATCGTGATTTTTCGGAGTTAAGGGATGCTGATCAAAAATTTAATACGCAGAAATATGTAACCATAAATAAGATAAAGCAAATGAAGTTAAAGACATTAAAGGAGTTTTTTGCCATGATGCAGGAAATGGGGGTTGATCCTTCCAACCGCGAATCGGTAGCTCAGTTTATAAAAGAGTTGGAGCAAATAGATCCAGACTTGGTAACGCTTTTGGAATCTTTCATTAGTGAGTTAGATCCGGAAAACGTAGGAAAACCAATGCCGAAAACGGGCGGTAATCTTATGGAGACGTTGGGAAATCAACAAGAGAATATAATGAGAAAATAAATAAATATATTAATTATGAAGTTTAAGAATTATCCTCGTGAATACGAGTATGTTTTTACTGGTGAAGATTTAATTAAGCGGAAATGCGATCTTAGTCAAGTTGGTGTACATGGTGATTTTCCAGAATCGGAACAAAAATATTGTTCTTTATTAAAAGAAACGTTCGGTAGTTTGGAAAAACATGTTTATGATCACTATGTTAAACTGGCTTGGTTATTTCGTAAATTCTGCTATATGGGCAGGCGACGAATAAAATATCGTGGAAATGGTGTTAGATTGGATCGGGCCTTTGGGGTTTATCTTCGCTATTTTGTAGGGTTTGATAATCGTTTCTTTATCGGTCATTACGTGCCATTTACGAAGATAGTGGGTTATTTCGATGATTTGTATCCTAACTTTGATGATAACAACCCCTTTGAACAGAAGTATGAGTTTCCCTTCAAATACTTGAATATGGAATGCATGTTTTTGGTTTATCAATTGCCCGAGAGATTGGATTTATTAAGATATGGCGATAGTAAGGGGATGACTTATACTGAATTTTTGGATTACGTCTTGAATTATGTTAATTGTTATAATGAGGAGCATGGCGAAAAATATTTATTTATTTTTTCCTATACGGCCATGCCATACATAAAGAAAATATGAAGAGTTTAAAACCAGTTGTTTTTGTACAAGGCGACCGTCCCTTTTATCGTCAAAATACTTACGCGCAGGTGATATTGCTCGAGGCTATGCAAAATGGTATTAACGATCCAAGGGAGTTGCGAAAATTGGCAGGATTGCAGAAAGTGGCGGATGTTTATCGGACGTTGGATAAAATGGCGATCCGGAAAGAATATCACGAAGCCCTAAGTCGCGTAGGGGTAAGTTTGGATAGTATCGTAACCGGCATAAAAAGTTTAAGCGAAAAAAGTTCTTCTGATGCGACACGTTTAAAGGCCTATCAAACGCTTTTACGTTCGCTCGGCTTGGATAAATATGAGAAGCAAGAAGATACAGGAAAGGGATGGGAAGAAGTTATACTTGGTCTTCATAAACAAGAAGAGGAGGGAGTTGTTGCTATTGAGGGAGAATTCGAAACTTATGATGTTAACACTCCCATCACTCCCGACGAAGAAGAGCAGCGTAGAATTAAGGAACGGGCGTTAGGTAAGCAATTATATGAAGGAAACAAATAGCGAATTGTTAAAAAAAATTCGCGATCCAAAGTTTTATTTGGAGAATTTTTGTAAGATAAAGGGAAAGAAGCCGGGGGCGTTGATTCCGTTCATTTTAAATGAAGCGCAAAAGGATTTGTTCAATTCCGTAAATAAGCATAATCGCGTAATAATTCTTAAGGCGCGGCAGATCGGTTTTTCGACTGCTATGGTAGGCTACTTTTACCACCGTACCATTATGACACCCGGGGTGACTACGGCTATTATTGGTTACAACACGGAGTTAACAGCCGAGTTATTGGATAAGGTGAAAACGTTTTATAAAAGTACGCCTAAAGAATTAAGGCCGACAATCCATTATAATTCCAAGCATGAGATTAGTTTTCCCCGGATGGATTCTAAGATTTTGGTTCTTCCTTCTACTGTGAACGTTGGACGTGGTTATACCCTGCACAATGTATTGGCTACCGAATTATCGGCCTGGGAAGATCAAGAGGATAAAATGATGTCCCTTGAAGCATCGGTTCCAATAGATGGAAAGATGGTGATAGAGAGTACTCCACGTGGTCAAGGTAACTTATACCATCGTATGTGGATGTCGGAGAACGATTACGATAAGCGCGAATATGGTTGGTGGTGGGGGTATACCAAAGACGAGATAGAAATTATCAAGCGGCGCATGAATAATCCAATGAAGTTCGCGCAGGAGTATGGTTTGGAATTTCTGGCTTCTGGACGTTCCGTATTCGATATGAACGTCATAGTGGAACAGCGCAAAAATGTTTTAAGTGTTGGAGATGAGGTTCCTGGAAGCGAAAAAAAAGTGTACGAGAAAGATGGTTTAAGAATATATCGAGATCCGGAACCGGGAAAATTTTATATAGTAGGAGTCGACGTATCGGAGGGTGTGGAAGGCGGTGATTATTCTACGGCGGTAATATGGAACAGAAGTAATGGGGAAGAGGTGGCAATGTTTAAGGGTTTGCTTCCGCCAGATATTTTGGGAGATAAATTAAACAAGTGGGGAAGACTCTATAACAATGCTTTAATGGTGGTAGAAATAAATAATCACGGCTTGACCACGGTTACAATTTTAAAACAATTGATTTATCCCAACTTATATTTTCGTCCGGCTAAATTCGAAACCCTTGGCCAGACAACTAGTGATAAGATGGGATGGAAGACAAATAAGGTAACACGCCCGTTGTTGATAGATGATTTGGCGCAGGCGGTTAGAGATAAGGTTTTAACCATCCATAGTAAGGAAATGTTGGATGAAATGTCCGTTATGATCTATGACGACGCTGGCAATATTACCACCCAGGAAGGATTCCATGACGATATGGTTTTTGCGGCTGGTATCGGGTTTCAAGGATTTAAGGTTTTATATGATAAGCCGCTAGATCAATTGGATTATGGTAATTGGTTACCAAAGAATTTTGCATATTAATTAATATTTTAAGAAAAATATGGCTAGCGAACAATATCGGCCAGAAGATTGGGGAAAGAAAGAAGTAGAGATGATGAGGAAATTCAACTATCAGGTTGATGACGCTCGTACCTACTTTACGACGGTTTTAAAACCGCGGATGGATCGTTCCTATAAGTTATACATTGCCTATAATGGCGATCGAGCCAAGGAGATCCAGAAGTGGCAGGCAAACTTTTTTGTTCCCTACACACAGGCCGTGATCGAAACATTGATGCCGCGCATTCTTGATGCTCGTCCTGATTTTTCCGTGCAGGGTAGAAATGAAGATGACCAGATTAAGGCGAATAAGATAGTTAGTGTGGGGGATTATACTTGGGAGATATCCGGGATGGATAATACTTCAGAGTTAATAGTTAGGTCCTCCTTGGTTTATGGTACTGGTTTTATGCAAACCAGTTGGAAAAAAGACAAGCGTACGCAAAAATTTTTGGTAACCAAAGATCTGGGAAAGAAAAAATATACATGGAAAGAAGAGGAGAGGGTGTTCTACGACGCTCCCTATACTGAATGGGTGGATAATTATAGTCTTTGGTACGATTGGCATAATGTGCCAAGGGAAAGTAAGCAGTATTGGTTCAAACGTTTATTGTTAACGGGATCGGAAATAAAAAGACGTTATCCAAATGCGGATAAAGAACGTCTCGATATGGCGTTAAAAGCCAGTGGTGATCTAACTGATTATACCGTAATTAGAAATGAAACTAAATTAATACATGAAAAGGCACTTAAGGGGGAAGATTATAATCCACAAATAGATACAATGAGCAGTAACCGCTATGCCAGTACAACTGATCCGGATTTAAGGATGCACGAAGTTTTTGAGTGGTGGAGACCATTCGATGATGCTTATGCGGCAATTGTAAACAATGTTCCAATCTTAAAGGGGGGATTTATTCCCAATCCTTACGATCATAAAGATGCGCCCTTCATTGATGTTCCTTTCCTTAAGTTAATGGGTGAATATGAAGGAATGGGATTGCCGATGATATTAGAGAATCCTCAGTTGATGTTAAATATGATCAAGAATCAACGCCTTGATTCGACGACCTTATCAATTCATAAGATGTGGATTGTTAACCCACTAGCTGGGATAGACAAGCGCGAATTGGTGGTTAGGCCGTTTGGTATTATTTATTCTCCAGATCCGAACGGAGTAAAGGAGGTTCAATTTTCTGATATAAAGTCCAGTGCGTACCGCGAGGAAGATTTGCTTAAAAATGACATGCGTTATGCTTCTGGTGTTG